TATATTCTTATACACTACCTGATAAATATCCCAATAAAGTTTTTTATTCAATCAATTTCAATCTAGAACAATAGATATAAAAGGTGGTATCTTATATCAATTTATAAGGGGGTTATTAATGGATAATATAAAAGATATAAACACATATTGTAAATACTTTAGACAATATGTAATGAATTTAACATTAGAAGAATTTAGTATAAAGATTCGAAAACTATTTAAAGAAACAGTTTCTCCCTCAAGTATTTCAAGCTTTGAAAACGGGAGAAGTAGTAATTTAAAATATATTTCATACTATTATAAATTATTAGATGAAACGAATCAGCAGCACTTTAAAAAAACATTACCATTATAAGGGGTGATATATGAGTGCAAAAATAACAATTACAAGCACAAAAGTAAATTCAAATACCGATAATCTAAAAGCAAAGGAAAAAGCGGAACGTGCAGAAGCTAGAAGAATGGTAAGTATGGCTAATAAACGTCTTAGAAGATTGGAACAACAAAACTTACAAGATACACCAGCATATCAAAGTTGGTATAATAACGGGGCAGTTAAATTTAGCGTAAAGGGTAAAACTCATAAAGAAGTTAAGCACGAAATGGCAAGGATGAATAAATTTTTGAATCAAGTAACTAGTACAGTTACGGGAGCTAAAAAGAATTTAAGAGATATTGCCAATCGCATTAATTTAACAACGTGGGACAATTTCAATGATTTACAAAAGCGTATATCTGATTATTATGAGGTTTCGAACAGAATTTTAGAACTTGCCAAAATTACCCGAAATTGGGCACAATCGTTCAATTATGAAAAGGTGGGGGAGATAGTCGCCGAATACATGGAAGAAGTGAACGGGCAAGTTACAAAATCTGATGCCGAAATACTAATGTTAGCTAATAGAGTAGCAAAAGCGGTTGGTTCTCAAGCAATGAGTGAAGAATTAGATTCCCTAGCGGACCAAATGAATAAAATGTTAGGTTTTTAAATATGACAAATAGCGTTGAAATAGTGCGTAAATATGACGTACGACTAAAAAAGACAATTGAATATTATAACATTAGTTGTGCGTTTGATATAGAAACTACTTCAACCTATTACAACAATAGAAAAGTAGCGTTTATGTATGCATGGGGGTTTGCTTTAAATGATGAAAATAATTATTTTACGGGTAGAACATGGGAAGATTTTTTATCAATCATTGATGAAATAAAACAGGAATTAAAACTATCATTTACAAGGCGTTTAGTTATTTATGTTCATAACTTAGGATATGAATTTCAATTTATGAGAAAATACTTTGAATGGTCAAGCGTTTTTTCAATATCTGATAGAAAACCTATCAAAGCAATCACGGTTGACGGTTTAGAATTTAGAGATTCTTATATATTAAGTGGGTACAGTTTAGAGAATACCGCCAAAAATTTAACCGACCATAAAATTAAAAAGCTTGTAGGAGATTTAGATTATAAGAAGATAAGACACCATAAAACACCTATAAGTGATACCGAATGGGGGTATATCAAAAATGACGTTATTATAGTATTATATTATATTCAAGAACAAATAAAAATCTATGAAAAAATAACTAAAATACCCTTAACAAATACGGGTAGGGTAAGGGAGTATGTTAAACACAATTGCTACTATTCAAAAGGTAAAAGCACCTACAAATCAAGTAAGGGTAAATATAGAAACTACCGTAATTTAATTTCAAATCTAACAATATCTGATGAAACAGAATACAACCGTTTAAAATGGGCGTTTATGGGAGGGTTTACACATTCAAATGCAATAGAAACTGACAAAGTGATTAATAACGTTCACTCAATAGACTTTACAAGTAGTTACCCGAGTGTAATGCTTGCCGAACAATACCCCATGGGTCAAGGTTTCATTATTACAGAATCTGAAATAAAGGAAAACGGACTACAATATTATTTGGATAAATACTGCTGTTTGATAACTACTACTCTATACAACGTTAAAAATAAATTTATATATGAGTCTTATTTATCTGAATCGAAATGCAAGATAAGGGGTGATAAACAAATTAATAACGGGCGTATATATCAAGCCGATTTATTGACAACAGTAATAACCGAGCAGGACTGGCGGATAATAGATAAAGTATATGATTTCGATTATGTTATAAATGAATTAAGAGTGTATCCAAAAGGATATTTGCCGAAACAAATAATACTATCTATCCTTGAGCTATATAAAAAGAAAACCGAACTCAAAGGGGTTGACGGTCAAGAAGTAGAGTATATGTTAAGTAAGGGTATGTTAAACTCTGTTTATGGTATGACCGTTACTGATATAGTAAAAGATGAAATCACATACACAAATGCAGATGAATGGGGAGTACAAGAAGTAGACACTACAACAGAAATTGAAAACTATAATTTAAAGAAATCAAGATTCCTATTTTATCCATGGGGGGTATGGGTTACCGCTTATGCTAGAAAAAATCTTTGGACGGGAATATTTGCAATGGGTGAAGATTATATATACAGTGATACCGATTCAATTAAATTTATTAATTATGATAAACACCTAGAATTTATAGAACTATATAATAAGATTGTAGAAGAAAAACAAAGAATTACCCTTGAATATTACAACATTGATCCTAACCTATTATATCCTAAAACTATCAAGGGTAAGGTAAAAATACCAGGTGTTTGGGATTATGAGGGTAACTATTCAAGATTTAAAACACTAGGAGCAAAGCGTTATTTAGTTGAACAGGATAATAAATTAATTTTAACATGTGCGGGACTTAGTAAGCAAAATGGTATTAATTATTTACTAGAAAAAGCGGGTAATGATAATACAAAAGTATTTGAAATGTTTAATGATGAAATGACAATACCAGCCGATTCCACGGGCAAAAATACACATACTTATATAGATAATGAATATCAATTTGAAATCACTGATTATACAGGAATCAAAGCGGACATAGTAACAAAAAGCGGTATTCACTTAGAGGAAACTGGCTTTACCTTATCTATAAGCAAAAATTATTACCAATTCTTAGATGACTTGAAAAACGGTTATTTATATGTAGGAGATATAAAAATATAAGGGGGTTTAATGGAAAAATTATTTACTAACAAATATTATTCACTTGATAGAATTTTAAGTACCAATGCTACATATAATGTAGTAATTGGTGAACGTTCAAACGGCAAAACTTATGCCGCCTTAAAATATGGGGTAAAAAACTATTTTAAAACAGGCGAACAAATGGGAATATTAAGGAGGTGGCAATCTGATATTATAGGTAACAGGGCAAGCCAAATATTCAAAGCTTTAGAACATAATAACGAAATAGAAAAGATTTCAAAAGGTAAATATACGGGTATCCACTATTGGGCGGGGAAATTTTACCCGTGTAATTATGATGACATGGGTAAGGCTATATACTCTGATAATGAGGTAATCGCCTACCCGTTTAGTCTATCCGATACGGAACATAACAAATCAATATCCTACCCGAATATAACCACAATTATATTTGATGAATTTTTGACTAGACAATTATATTTACCTGATGAGTTTGTATTATTTATGAACACAATATCTACAATTGTTAGACAACGTACCAACGTAAAAATTATAATGTTAGGTAATACCGTAAATAAATACTCACCATACTTTGACGAAATGGGGCTAACTAATATTAAGAATCAAAAACAGGGTACAATAGATATATACACTTATGGTAAAAGTGAATTAAAGGTAGCGGTAGAATATTGTAAGAGCATGAAGAAATCAAAAGCTAATAATTTCTACTTTGCTTTTAACAATCCCAAGTTGGATATGATAACGGGCGGGGCGTGGGAGTTAGATATATATCCTCATTGCCCGATTAAATACACACCCAAAAATGTACTTTACAATTATTTTATCATATACAGAAATGAAACATTTCACGGTGAAATTGTGTACAAGGATAATAACTTATTTACCTATATCCATAGGAAAACTACACCGATAAAGGACTTTGATAAAGATTTAATATATAGCCTTGATTCTAATCCTAAAATGAATTATAATAAAAATATAATGACGGGTGGAATCAGTAAGCAAACTAAAATAATAGCGGAACTGTTTCAACAAGGTAAGGTATTTTACCAAAATAATATGGTGGGGGACACTATAAAAGCGTATCTAACCGAATGTAAAGGGGGTATAGTATGAAGCGTAACTTATGGGACTTAGTGAATAAAAATAACACGTTTAATATAACTAATAAAGTAGGAAATGAAAATCTATTATTTAATATGTTTTTATCAAAAACCTTAACAATGTTTAAATATAAGGGGTTACCCGATACAATTCCTTATGAAATTCTAGAAAACTATCTACAAACCACAGGTAAAGTGTTTATTTTTAAATATGATGATGATTTAATAGCGTTACCTATTGAGTTAAACCATGATAAAGTCGATTATTACAATCGACCAACCACAGGAAACATATTTTTGAATGATGAAAAGAATCTAATTACTGTTGATTTAAAAGATGGGGTATTAATAAGTAA